TTACACAGCTTTATCACTGTTGGAACAAGAAACCAAGTCATTGACCATTCAAGATGAATTAGGCTTAGATCGTTTCAAAAATGGTTTCATTGTTGATAGCTTTAAAGGTTCTGACCTTGGAGATACGGGCTCAGTAGATTATCGTTGTGCTATTGATATGACATTACAAGAGTTACGACCATTCTATACAATGGATAACGTTAATTTATTAGAAACAAATCAATCTGATGTAGCTCGTGATGCTGATGGTTATGCATTAACCGGTGATATCATTACATTACCATATACAGAGAGAGAATTAGTTAAACAACAGTTTGCATCTCGCACAGAAAATGTAAACCCATTTGCTATCTTTACTTTCTTAGGAAGTATGTCTTTAAACCCTCCTTCAGACGAATGGTTTGAAGTCGATCGTAGACCAGATATTGTAAATAATCTTGAAGGTAACTTTACAGCTGTACAAACTGCGCTTGAAGCAACTGGTGCATTAGGTACAGTTTGGGGTGCATGGGAAACTAACTGGGTTGGTCAAACACGAAATATCGATCGTTTAGTTGTAACACGTGGATTTGATAGTCGAGATTATGGTCTTGGAGCTGCTCGTTGGTCAGATCGTCGTACATTTACTCAAGCAGAATTGCAAGCTATCGGTGGTGATGCTACTAACTTTGGTAATGATGCTGCAGGTGCTCGCGTTCTTACATTCCAAACTCAAGCTACAACCGTTGGTCAATCTCGTACAGGTATTCAAACATCTGTTACACCAAGAATCGATTATCAAGTACTCGAAGATAGAGTATTGCAGTCAGCTCTGATTCCATATATTAGATCACGCGATTTACTCTTTGTTTGTAAAGGTTTAAAACCAAATACAAAACTATTCCCATTCTTTGATGATACCGATATATCTTTATTTGTAACTCCAGCGACAAAGGTGAATTTAACACTTACTGCTGGAACTACAACTCAGTTTAATACTGAAACTAACGTTGGTGGTGCTGCAGAAGAATTTGCTAGACAAGTAGATGGTAAAGCAGAAGTTTCATACAATAAGGGCGATGTAGTTTTTGTTAAACAACGTGGCGCTACAACATATAATACGCAAGCAGTTTCTCCTGGAACTGGTATAGCCGTGTTAGTCGAAAGAAGTACTCAAGAAGAAGCTGAAGCCGTTTATTTGATGAATATCAAAGGTTCTTTCCAAGATGGAGATATCATAAGAGGTTCTATTTCTGGAACAGAATATGAAGTTAATGGAAGTGTAGTAGTAGCTACAGAAGCTGATGATGTTGTAACAAACTTCAACGGTTCAGTTGCTGGTGTATTTAAGATCCCAAATACTGATTCAATTCGTTTTAGAACTGGTGTTAGAGAATTTAAACTAACTGATAGTGCTACAGGATCTTTAGACTTCACTACACAAGGTCGTGGTCAATATCGTGCACAAGGTATACTTGAGACTAGACAAAAAACCATCAATGCTGTTAGAAATGCAGAAGTTGCAACTCAACAAGTTTCTGAATCTCAAACTACTGAAGTTTATTCAGATGAACGTTTAACTCGTGATAGCGGATGGTATGATCCATTGGCTCAAACATTCTTAGTACAATCGACCGGTGGTTCATTTATTACCAGTGTAGACGTATTCTTTGCAACAAAGGATGTTGGCATTCCAGTAACTCTTCAAATTCGTGAAGTTGTAAATGGATATCCAGGTCAACGCGTATTGCCATTCTCAAGAGTTACATTAACTCCAGATAAGGTTAATATTAATCCAAATACTGGAACCACTCCTACTACATTCAGGTTCGAGTCTCCAGTATTCTTGCAAGATTTGACAGAATACTGTATTGTGTTATTATCTGATTCAAACAATTATAGAGTTTGGATTGCACAACTCGGAGAAAAAGCTATTGGCACAGATCGTTTCATATCTGAACAGCCTTATGCTGGTGTTTTATTTAAATCACAAAATGCTTCTACTTGGACAGCAAACCAAGAACAGGATCTAAAGTTCACGATTCGTTCAGCTGTTTTCGATATAACACAGCAACCAGTCATTGAGTTTAATAATGAACCGCTTCCTCCAATCATATTAGAGACTGATCCCTTCCAAACTAAGAGCGGGACAGACAAGGTACGTGTGTTTGCTAAAAATCATGCTATGCCAAACAACTCATCAGTCATCATCTCTAACGTGGCTGCAGGAACATATAATGGTATAGTTACTACAGCATCTACTGGTTTAAATGGAACGTTCACAGTCGTAGATAGTGAGATCGACTCATTCGTAATCGATGTTGGAACTAATGCTACTAACAGTGGTTTTGTTGGTGGAGAAAATGTAGTTGCCACAGTTAACGTTGGATACGATGCTGTCAACTTTATCGCTCAGTCTCAAGTATTCTCAGAGACAACATTAGCATTTGGTATGACACCAATCAATGAATCATATAGCGCAGCTTCTGCAGAAACTTCATTGATACCTAACGTAACTACATATTTTGACAATAAGAATATCGTAGCTTCACAGACTAATGAAAACTTATCAGCTCTATCTGGTAACAAATCATTAGTCGTAACTGCAAGATTAACATCTGAGAATGAAAACTTGTCTCCAGTTATTGATACTTCACGCATGTCATTGACAACAATTTCTAATAAGATTGATACGTACACATATTCAACTAAAAATAATGATGATTTAGATTATAAAGTAGTATTGACGACTGCTGGAAATAACGTGTCATACTCAGGAAGTACTATCAGCATTGCGAACACTGGTAGCTTAAGAAGTGATGCGACAGGTATTGCTGTTGGCAAGTACATTGAAATAACTGGAACTGGATCTTCAACAAATAATACTACTGATCCAATATTAGTTACAGCTGTGGCTTCTGATGGTTCTACTATTACTTGTGACCACACATTCACAACTCAAGCTGCAACCACTACTACTATTACCTTATTGGATAACTATGTTAGTGAGATCGCTCCAACAGGTGGGTCTTCTGAATCTAAATATGTTACACGCGTTGTTAACTTAGCAAATTCTTCTACATTCTTGAAGATCATGTTTGGAGCTAACATTCCAGCAGTGACTGGTTCAGACATAGAAGTTTATTACAAGCTATTACCTGCCGGTTCAACTACTGATATTACCAAGTTTAATTTTGTAAAAGCTACTCCTACAGCTAACTTAATTAAGACATCTAATCGTAATACATTTACTGATGTTGCTTATGAATTAGAAAACTTACCTGCATTCGATGCAGTCGTAGTTAAGATAGTATTCAAGACTGGTAATTCTGCTCAAGTACCTAGAGTTAAAGATCTAAGGGTGATTGCCTGTGCTTAGTGAAAAAGTTTTGATGAAAGTAGAAAATGAAACAGGGTTATATCGAGACCCTGTTTCAAAAGTTGTAATAAATAAAGATGACATTTCATATAATAAGTATTTGCAAAATAGACAAAGACTAATTAATGCACAACAACAAGTTGAAAAGAATACTACTGATATCAACGATATCAAAAAAGAAGTAAGTGAAATTAAAAGCATGTTAGTTACTATTCTTGCTAACATTCAAAAATAGAGAGATATAAATGGCAGCTATCAACGTAAATCTAACCGACACCTTTAATGGGTGGAGACTAAAAACTAATCAGATTGGTGACTTCGTAGGAGACACGGCTGGATTATTAACTGATGCAACGAATGTAGTTGCAGCGATTAATGAAGTAAGATCTGCAGCACCTCTTGATGGTGTTATCTCTACTGATGGTAATGAATTCAAAGTAAACGTAGATTCTGCAGACACATTTGAACTTGTATTGACTGCCGCTGGTAACTTAACTGTTACTGGAGAAATGACTTCTACTAAATTTAACGGTCCTCTTACTGGAAACGTTACTGGTAACTTAACAGGTAATGTTACTGGCAATGCATCGACCGCTACAACATTACAAACTGCTCGCACGATCAACGGTGCTTCTTTTAATGGTTCTGCCAACATAACATTTACTACAGATGCTACAGCAGAAGGTAGTACTAACCTTTATTTCACAAACGCTCGTGCAAGATCTGCAATAAGTATTGCTACTACTAATGGTAATATTACTTACAATTCAACGACTGGTCAATTCAGTCTAACTAATGCTAACGTAGTCGCTGCGTTGGGTTATACTCCATGGCATTCTGGTAATGATGGAGCAAGTTCTGGTCTTGATGCCGACTTATTAGATGGTATGAATAGCGCTACGGCTGCAACAGCTTCTACTATCGCAGCGCGTGATAGTTCAGGCAATTTAACAGCAAACGTGTTTAATGGTGTTGCAACATCAGCTAGATACGCCGACTTAGCAGAAAAATATACAACAGACAAAGAATATCCAGTTGGAACTGTCATGGTGATTTCATTAAGTACTGATTCAGAGTGTACAGCTTCTTATTCTCCAGGTCAAATCGCAGTTGGTGTAATCTCTGAGAAGCCAGCATTCTTGATGAATAAAGATGCTGATGGTCAAGCGATTGCTCTTCGCGGACGAGTTCCAGTTAGAGTTATTGGTCCAATTGCAAAAGGACAAACAGTAATCGCCAACGTCGATGGTAGAGCAATCTATGGCGTATTAAATCCTGTTGGTGTAGCTCTTGAAACAAATCAAGAATTTAGCGAAAAATTAGTTGAGTGTGTGATATTATAATGAATCATGAAGACGTTTTCTTTGAGTTTATTGTACAACATGATATTTTAAAAAATTATTTTGGTGAAAAACCGAGTGTACAAAAATTAATTGGTGTAGTTGGAGATATTGATATCCCAGAAACTATGAATGCAGTGCTTATTGATCCAAATTGGGATGCTATTTATGAAAGTTTTATTAATTTAGATCATAATCTAGAATCTATTGCGTATATCAAACCATTGGTAGAAGCATTCGACTTAAATCAAACACAAACTTATATTGATAGTTTAATTAAAAAAATGATTGCAAGAGGAATATCAGCTGAGAAAGTATATGTTCGCATACCTGAATTTGCAGATAAATCTTTTTATGACGAAGTCATAGAGGTATAAGATGGCACAAGACTCAAGATCTCCTAAGGCCAATATATTTGCTGATAATAGTCCAATTGCCGGACTAAGAAATAATATTCAATCAGGAAATAATATTAATGCTTCTGATATTACTTCACTAATTAACTTAATCAACAGTTGGTTAGGTCATTACCATACCTATGATGATGCATATCAATTAGCAACATTTGGTAATAGCGGTGATCGGGGAAATTATTATGAAGATAAGAATACTGCTAGTATTGGTGGATCAATATCTGGTATATCTCAAGGTGATACGATCTTTGCAGATAAACATAATGACATGAGAAATAAAATTAATACACTTGGAAATCATAATCATACGATTGATGATCGTACTGGTTAACGCAGTAAGTCACGATCTTCTACCACTCGACTTACTTTCTCTTTCAATTCATTAAAATATTCTTCCCCAGCATTTAGTGGTATCAATCCACGAGCGATAGCATCATACTTAAATGTAGTCAATTGAAGATCGTGTTTAAGTGCTACTGAAGCAAACCTCACGCCAACATCTCGGCGCCACTTCTTAGATTTCATATCAAAAGCAAAGAAGTTACCAACTTGTCTAGTTGAGGTAATGTCATGCTCGCTCATCAGCCATGATAGAAAATCTTCTACCAAATCACAATTATTAAAATCATTTTCTTCATAAATTAATAATGCTTCATTTGCTGCTGCTAATCCAGGTACTGATCCACTATTTGTCCAACCATGTACGATCCATTCATCTTGTAATATATGCCAAATATCATTGTGGATAGCTACGGCTGAGAGGGGCATGTAACCTGCAGTAATACTTTTTGATAGTACTATGAATGTTGGTTCTATTGGAATTGATATGTAGTAGAATGAATTGCCAGTCTTAAAGAAACTCGATGCAGATTCGTCTAATATTAGATGGATATCATTTTGTTTACATATCTTTTCAAGTTCTTCCCAAAATGTATAACTACATTCAAACACCCCAGACAAATATGTGAATGGTTCTATTACTATAGAACTAACTCCTGATAGATCTAACATATCAAGCTCATATAATGTTTGTTGTCCATCATTACCAAATGGAGATGACAACTTTAAATTATCTGGCCAATGCGGCAAGTGTTGTCCTAAACCTCCTAAATCACTGATGGATCCTGTCAACCATGTAGATCCATGGTATGATCCCTTAAACGTAACTATCTTTTTCTTATCGCTCTTTTGTTTTAAACGTGTCATATATGACAATCGTAATGCCGTCTCAATCGCATCAGAGCCAGAACTTCCGAAGAAAAACTTCTCGTGTTTGGGGAAATAGTACGATAGACGCTTAGAATACTCTGCACCAATCTCAGCTAACATAGCATTATTATGTCTACTGAATGGCAATGACTTGGATGCCATATAAATAGCATTGGATATTGAATGTTGAGAGTAACCCAGATTGCAGTTTATATTGCCACACTGGGCATCTAGGATCCGCTGACCAGACTTCGTAATCAAATGGAAGTCCTCAGCGGAACTGATGATTAACGGTTCAAGATCTGAGTGATTGGTGTAAGGTAGTACGTAATTATAATTAAACATGGAGATGTCATGAAACCTATAGTATTTTTTCAATGTGGTCAAACAAAAAGTACCCCATGGTTAGATGCTATCCAAACATGGAATTCTGATTCTGATATAAAAGGTTTTTGGATAAACCCTAAAGAACCACAATCTTATCTATATCATTTCGATAAGAAGGACAATAAGATTGTATTTAATAAGAATAGAGGTCATGTAGATGGTTACGACTTTGTATTAACAAAGCAATTTGTGCAACCTTCGATGGAGATGAATAGAGCAGTCACTAAAGGCATCGATGTAAACTTTGTAATTGAGTGGCTTGATAAAAATCAAGAAAAGTCACTTGGATTTGGTACATTTATGAGTGGTGGTTCTCATAACGATATTATACAAAACAGTGTATTCTATACTCGTAATCCTTGGATGGGTGGTCACATATATGATATACAAAAAGAAGAATTCATAACTACTGATGAAAATAAACACATCAGTACAATAACATGGTTTTATGCATACAAGATGAAGAATGCTCCGATCTATCTTGTAGTATTTAATCCTTCAACTATTGTTTTAGGTGATGAAGTAGAATTCGAAACAGACAAAGCAAGGTTTAGAAATCTCGATGCACACATGGGAGATTTCGCTACTCAGTTCTTAAAGCCAAAGATGAGTAAGAATGCATATCCATTAGAAGATAGATGGTATGTAGTACGCGGAGAAGAATTCGAGTTTGATGTTGGTGCATTGGGCATCCTTCGTCAAGCGCTTGATGAAAATTTAGATCCATCGTTGATAAAGGTTGCAAGCGATTTTGATATCATCAACCTGGGGTCTAATAAATATAAAGCACGATTTAAAAAAGGTCAACAAAGTGGTTATATCAGTCTTCGATTAAATACTGGTAATACCATGGATTGGACATTTATTAATAGTGGAAACCGTTTGGTATACAATATAAGTGTATCTAAACATTACGAAGAGGTAGCATAAGATGACTGTAGAAAAAACCAGTGACTTTAACACTACGTCAACAGTTCCGGCAGATGTCGCTCAAGGCGAAACTATCTCTGCTGCAACTTTTACGCAGATGCTAGATGTCCTTGAATCATTAGCAGCTCATAGCCATATTTTTTATGATGATTATAACACTGTCTGCGAATGTCAGTGTGCTTGTGCTTGTGGCCGTGGGACTGTATGAAGACTATTTGGTTAAAGACCGAAGCTCAAAGACAAAGACAAGAAGATCATAAAGCATCAGTTATTGAGACTGATGGCCAATTTCAATTCCTTAGCGAGAAGATTGTTACTCCAAAGGGATTGGATAAGATTAATAAATTAATATCTGTAGTCCCTAAAGAAGACGAGACAGTACTTAATATAAGCAATACAAAATATCTGTTTAGTGAATTGAAGCAGATGAATCTTATATTAACTAATGCATGTAATTTATCATGTTCTTATTGTTATGAGCAGCATAAGAAAGACTTTGGTAGATTTACCAATGAGTCTCTCTTAACTGCATATCGATTCTTAAAAGATGCAAACACTAATCAAAAGAAAGTATTTCAATTCTTTGGCGGAGAACCTTTAATCCACAAAGATATCATCTTAGATTTCCTACGTAAGAATAAAGAAGAGCTAGAACTTAACTCGCGCGGAGAGAGTAATACTGTTATCGGTATCGTCACCAATGGGTTATTATTAAGTCAACCTCTTGTTGAAGAATATTTCTCGCACGACTTTACATATATGCTTATCTCGCTAGATACTGATAAGGCTGAGGTCGATCATAGAGAGATCGGTCAAGAGAAGATAAACAAGCTCATGGATCAGATCCAAACAATCCCAGAAGAGCCAAAATTTCAGAAACGAGTCACTGTACGCTGTACTCTTGCCAGAGAGAATGCACCCTATTTTGCAGAGTTTGTTGATAATTTGTATAAGCGAGGAATTAGACGTTTAGTAGTTCATCCACTGATATTAGATTCTGCAAGAGGATTCATTCAATGGAGTGAACAAGAATGGAATACTCTGCACAATGACATATTAAAATCGCTTGATAAGTATGAAGACTTGCAAATCCATTTTAGCGAGGGTGTTGGAAAGAAGGGCGAAGAGAACTGTATGATAGGTTCTGATATGATAGCGATTGATGCCAGTGGAGATTTTTCCGGTTGCTATTTCTTCACAAATCAAAAGGGCGGACCAACAGCAGATACTATATTGGGTAATATATTTAATGATACGATCTATATAGATCGTTATAAACACTTCCAAAAAGAATATGCTAAGATGTTCGAAGAGGAAGAGCAGTGCAAGACTTGTGATTATAAGAATGCATGCTATCAGTGTCCAGCGGGCAACTTAGATACTGGTACGCGTATGTTCAGACCAGATGACATGTGTCAAAAGATTGTTAAGCTTTATGTAGATTTACAAGAAGATATCGCTAAGAAACAATTTAAGATTAAATATGATACATTAGTCCGTGCATTGCACTCTGAAGGGTACGAACAAACATTCCTCAAAGCTATCAGTTATATGTTATTCTACTATGTCTATCAGTATCATCCATCGCTCGATAAAGTACACAATGATCTCGTTAATAAGTTTAAAGATCCTCAACGATTGTTGGGTTTTTGGTTAGAGATTATGGAAGGTAAGCATAAAGAACTGGATGAAGTTAAACCAGAAGAGTTCCTTGATGCGATAGAACATTTAATCGGAGATAAGCAAGTAAGTATCGACGATTTTTATTATCAAATTCTAGCTAAGAGAAATATGCCAACTGGCAGAATAGTTAAAGCACAAAACCATATGCAAGAAGTATTCTTCTTAGCATTACTTCACGTATTGATATTAGCCTCTGATGACCGAGCCTTAGATGATGCAATCAGCTATAAACTTTTACAATAAGAGAGAAAAGCCTCTTAATAATGTTAAGATGCTTATCATCTATCTTGGAAACAAGTGCAACTTTGATTGCGTATATTGTGATCGAGGTTATATAGAATCCCTTGGTGGTCAATCCTTAAACGGCAATACAACTCAAGAGTTGCAAGAGTTTTTCTTGTGGGCAGAAAGACAAGAAAATAAAGTTGAATGGGTATCTTTCCATGGTGGTGAACCGCTATTATTTGCAAAACGCATGGAACAATGCCTAGAATGGTTGATGCCTATCGCCGAGCGCAATGGTTGGAAGGTAGGAATGACAACCAATGGTTCTTTAGTTAAAGAGAACAAGCATATATTTGAAAAGTATTCTGGTAAACTTGGTGCAACTATTAGTTATGATTTTATGTTCCAAGAAGAGAATCGCGATAAACTAAATGTTATAGAAATGGCTGAAGTATTAAATCAGCATTGTTTTGATTGGAAATGGCAGTATGTCTTGCCTGTTGAAGATAGACGAGCATTCTCGTTTGAAAATATACAATCTATAGTAGATACGTGTTACAGCACTGGATGTAAGACTGTAAACATTATCCCCCTTAGACATCACCGCGGAGAAGAGAAATTTGATGTTATCATAGATCGAATAAACTTGCC